CGCGAGGCGGAAACATCCGTAACGCCCGCCGTCGCCTTCAGTGCCGCCACCCTGGCCGCAAGAGCATCCTCGGTGCAAGCCTCCTGCACGGTAGAGGTCGGGCGCAAGCTACCGATATTGCTGTAGCTCGTCACCGTCACGCCCAGCTTGGCAAAGGCCACCGAAACCGAAACACTCCCATCCTGCGCCGTCTCATGGTGCGGGGGAAGCAGCCGCCAGCCGGTCCCCAGCGAGGTCGAGCCATACGAGACCGTCCAGAAGTCCGGGGAAGTCCCCGCCCCCTTCCCCACCAACTGCGCCGCCAGGGCAGGCCCGCTGCCGGGAGCCAGGTTTCGCCATTGAAGCACCACATAATCATCCGTCTGTCCGCCAAACACCAGATGATCATGCCCGCTAACCAAAAGAGCCTCGCTCCAGTTCACATTGCCGGACCCATCCAGGAGCGTCGTCACATACCCGCGCCGCCGCGTCTGCATCACCTTGCCGGAAAGCTGGGGGTCAAACCAATTTTTCACCACGCGCCAGTTTCCCGAAAACGCCTCGTTATCCACCACCGGATTCACAATCAACCGGGTTTGCACGGAGGGAGCCGCCACATAGTTATCGCCACACGAGAACCGATCCAGAAAAGAGACCGCCTCGGCCACCTTGTTGTGCGAGACCTCCCAGAACACCGTCATCTCCGCATCGCCCGTCGTCGGGGCCGTCTGCATATCGAACCGGTGCGACCGCGCCATCAGCAAATGCGGTGCCATCTCTCCATCAGAATAATTCATCGGTCATCCCCAAAAAAGTCTTCAGTCTCTAGTCTGCAGTCTGTAGTCTGCAGTCTTCCCCATCCCCTACCGATCCGCCGTCGAATACAGCGTCCCCCCGCGCATAAAAGCGGGAGGCTGTGCCCCGGTCGGGTTGCGCTTCGCCATTTCCGCCAATTCCGCCGCAAACTGCTGTTCAAAGGGACCGGCCTGCTCCGCCTTCAATTCCTGATACCGCAGCCACCGCCCATGCAGACCGGCCAGGAATGGCGCATTACCGGGAAACTCAACCTCCGTCGTCGCGAGCGTCTGCGCCGTAAGCTCCGCCGGGGCCACCCAGTAAAGCACCGTCAACCCCGCCTCCGAGACCACCTCAACGCCCTGCTTATCAAAAAGCCGTATCGCCCGCGAAAACACCTCATCCGCCGCGGGAATCGCCCAGCACCAGAACCGTAAGCCCGTGCCGGTCGGGAGCATCCCCGCCGTGCCGTGATAATAAACCAGCCCGCCGGTCCCGATGACTGCCTTCACGCCCAGGCACCCCGCACCATCCAGCACATGGGCCGTGCCAGCCGCATAGGTCGCCACATCCACCCGCCGCAGGAAGTGCCAATCCGTATGGCCCGCAATATCCGCCCGCAGCAGGTTCAACTCCCGCAAGAGCCGCGCATCATCCGCACTGGAAAGCCCCAGAGCCCCCTTCACGCTATCCACGATTGCCGAATACTTCATTTCATCAACCACCTTTCCACGATCTTGCAAACCGTATCCTGATACATCGCGCCCAGGATAATCGCCGCACTCGGCCACGTTGCCCGCGAAATCGTGTCATGCGCCAACCGCCGCCAATTCAACCCCATGGGACCATCGCCACCCTGCCCGCGCCGATGCTCGATCACCGGTGCAACCGTGGTCGCCTCCGCCACATGCCGACTCATGCAATCTGCCAGATGCCGCGAAATCGCCGCGTCAACATCCGCCGCGCTCTGATTCTTTGCCAGATACATCTCCAGAAAAAGGGGCGTCTGCGAAACAAGCGCATCACACACGGCCTCAAGGGATCCGCGCGAACCATTCGCCAGCTTTCCGGTATCTCGCACATACGCCAGAGCCAGCGTCCGTTTCGCCTCCGACATATCCGCCTCCGCCACCATCGCCCGCATATCACTCTCAAACGCCGTCATGCCCATATCGCCGCCCCCTGTGTATGTCATCCGTCCCCGTATCCGCATCCAGAGTAAGGGCGAAAAATCTTTCGCCCCTCCCCGCGCGTCAAACCCGCGCCTGCCGCGCCAACACCCTCGCCCCTTATCACCGAGTCCGCAACGTCCACCACGCGTGCAACCGCACCGCCTTGAACTTCAGCCGGTTAATCAGCCGGTCCCCGGCATCATCCTCATGCAGGAACCGCATAATCCACTCCAGCCCCTCCTTGAAATCCTTGTCGGCCTGCTTGCGCTGCTTCCGCGCCTCCTTCAGATCAACCGCGCCCTCGGAAATCCGCTGTTCAACCATCGCGCACTGACGGTCATGGATCGTGTAAGCCGCCAGATACGCCCCCCAGGGATTCCCGAAGATCGGCCAGGTCACGGCGGGCTTGCTGCCCCCATCGAACCGCATCCCCACCGGGGCCATCACCTCGCGCCCGTCCTTGCAGCGGTACGCCACAGCCTCCAGCAACACCGCCATGCGCGATGTCGCATACCGCCGAATCGCCACATCCGCCGAAAGCACCCACCGCCCCTCACGAAAACAATAAAACCCATGCGCCATCGGCACCATGCCCAGTAAGGGCGAAAGATTTTTCGCCCCTACCGACCCATCCGTCGCCTCCCCGGATACCGCCGTCCCGCTCATGCCTTACCCTCCCCCGCATCCTGATCCTGCGCCGGTTCCCCTGCACCCCGGATCGCCCGGCCCTCCAACGCCCGAATCAACCGCATCAACTCCGCCGCTTCCGGGTTGCTGGCCAGAATCCGGTTGCGCTCGTTAAAATCATCCACCCATGCGTTATGGTCCTTGAGAAACTCCCTTGCACGCTCAATAGCAGCCTCCTTACGCCTCGCCTCGTCCTCCAGCTTCCGCCGCTTCCGCTGGTCCCGCCAGTGGGTAATCGCCTCCAGGACGGCATCCAGAACCTTCGTCACTGCACACGCTCCATGCTCGGTGTGATGTTGGAGTCATTACGAACGGAAGGATCCGCCACGACCCATGTCCAGCGATACACCGGCCCGCCCTCGCCATCGCTCGCCTCGGCCACCACCGTGACGGGCACCCCCGCGGGGAAATGCCGACGCATCCGGTAATGCTCCCTGTATCCATTCGCCGGTTTCCCGGAGACCTTGAACCGCTGCCCGTCAACCATCACAAGCCGCGTCTTGTGCGAGAACCTAGGGGGAATAATCACCACGGGAAAGCCGTCATTGTCACTCTTCGGTTTCCACAAAAAGCCCCTGCGCCCATGCTCCAGCGTATTCGGCCCGGCGGCATACTGCGCCCGTAGCTTCGCTTCCTCTTCCTCCTTGGCAGCCGCCTCCGCCGCTACGCGATCCCGCGCCGCCTGCTCCTCGGCCAGCCGCAACCGCTCTTTCTCCGCCTTCTCGTCCGCCTTCTGCTGCTCATAAGCCGCCCGCGCATCCAAACCGGCATCCACCAAAGGCTTCACCGCCGAACAGCCCGCCAGCACCATCACCGCCGCCAGTAAGGGCGAAAGATATTTCGCCCCCATTTTCGCCCCCATCGCCCATACCCAAACCATCCGCTTCATAAGTCCCCCTTCGTGTCTTCGTGCCTTCGTGTGAGTTCTCCCCATTCCCTACGCCCCATCCATCAACCGCCGCCGCTCAAGAATCGGCATGCGATCATACGTCATCGCCGAATTGCCGCCATCGGCAACCACCAGGGCAGACCACGAATTACCCAGTCGCACCGACAGCCGCAGCCAATCCTGCAAGGATGCAGTCGCCGGATTCTCGCAAAGCACATCAAGCATCGCATTCAGCGTCTCGTAGGAAATCTTCGCCGGCACGGTCGCCCCGGCTGCCATCGCCGCCCCAATCGCCGCCGCACATTGCGTGTGGAAAGCCGCATACTTCTCGGCCACGACGGGATCAATGGCCAACGCCGCCGCATTAGCAGCAAACTCTGCTGCCTCCGCATCGGTAAGAAGGTCGCCGTCCTGCACCGCAACGCCGTTCTCAACTGTCCAAGTTTCATTTTGCAGGACGTACCCGGCAGGAACCGTCACCAGCGAAGCCGGATAAAACCCATCCAGTACGTGCAGATCATCACGCAACGGGTAGTTGCGCACATCTGGCCGATCAAGAATCCGGTTAGGCAGCTCGTCGCCTTCCCAAACCTTTACACCATCCTTGAGTCTAACGAACATAATAACCCTCCTTTAGTCGCGCGTAATCGCCCACTCGATAAGAACGCCAACCACTAAGCCAACGACCAGAACCACTTCCAGAACCGCAAGCAACCCATTTTTAACCTGTGTCATCTTCAGACCTCCTTTAAAGCGATCCCCATGTAGCCCCACCTAAAATCTGCCCAGACGACAGACCATTGACGCTATTGACAGTGTTTGTCCCGCTGCCTTCCGATAAGTAGTACGCCGCCATAAGGTCAGCATCAGCAGGGTGGATATACGTTGGTCCTTGCGAGTGTATCGCTGCAAGCTCAGACGCTGACATTGCGCGGGAATAGAAGAAGGACGGCCCCTGTTTGGCTGTAGCCGTCTTGCCATCAGGCTCAGGCCGCCTTGTAATATACACTTGCCTAGGCGGGAGAGAGGCTATGTTTAAAGACGCCACAAGGGTGTGTGCTAATTTTCCATCGTTATATAGGCGGTAGTTAGAAGCGTCGTTAAATACGCACGCAATCATGTGCCAGCTTCCATTTAGCAGATTTGTGAAAGTCCCAGCAACACCTAAAGCGTCGCCAAATGGTCTCCAGCAAAGAAGCAGATTACTACCGGATGTTCCATAGGTATAAAAGTCATACCCGTCGGCCCCGGCACCGACGCGTCTCATCTCCATAAGCACGTTTCCGCTAGCGAATTCCGTTGCGTTAAACCAGGTTATCAGGGTGTAGGTATTGTCTGCATACATGCCATTCATGCCGTTGGTACTCCACAGAAGGCCCGTCGCGTCAGACGTCACGTTGATGTACCCTGCCTGCGTGGGGCCATCCAATGACATCTCCTTATCCATGCTTGCCGAGACGCCGCCCAGCGACCACGAGATCACCGCATGAACATTCTGTTTCGTCCATGACGGTTCACGCACCCACAGGCCATCGGGCGAGTAAGTGTTCGATTTAGCATTACTGATCCACACTTCCACTAAGCGCTTTTGTGCATTGGTCAACGTCTGGAAGACCATGTTCGTGATGGTGCCCGTGAAATTCACCCGCTGCATCAGGTTCGTGTAGTCAATCGTCCACGTCGGCCCCGCCACATTGACCGCCGCTGGCCAGGTGACAGAGTTATCACTGGTCAGCGCATACCCATTGGTCGCATGATTCCCCCAGCCATAAGCCGTCGTTGCGTAAGCCCCTATGTTGGTTGATCCAACATAATACGCCCCTGCCGTGATGGTGTTGGTCGTGGTCGCGCCCCGGTCGGTTATGGTCTGCAGGGTGTCGGTCTCGGCCTGCAACGCCGTGTCGGCAAGCGCACCCTGCTCCGCCGTCGCGAACGCCGCCGCATTCGTAAGCGCCAGCGGATACTGTGCCCGGTCCCACACCTGCGTCGCCACCACGGAAGACACCGCTAAACCGGCGAACCGGTCCATCACATTCGTGCCCTGCACCGTCAACGGTGCTTGTAAAGCATACGGTAAGCGCACCACGGGCTTACCGCCAAAGGTAGTACCCCATCCGGTGGCCGTCGGATTCGTAACATAGTTGGACCCCCCGGGCCAGCCTCCGGCGAACGTGCTCGATTGCTCCGCCGGGGCATTGGTCGCCCCCCAGAGGACTTCATCCAGAATCCAGCAATTTAAGAACGCACCTTCACCGATTGATGTAACGGATGGAAGTGCGATAGACTTAAGACTGCTGCATGAACTAAACGCATATGACCCCAATGTTTTTACGGCGGGAATATTAACGGAACTTAACACAGCGTTGTCGAAGAAACAAGATGCCCCTATAACAGTAGCCTCCGGGAGGTCCACCGTCGCCAGATTGAAACATCTGCGAAAAGCGTCGGCTCCAACAGTCCGCGCGTTCGGGAATGAAACAGAGACCAGGTTTTCGCAGCCCGAAAAGGCACTTGCACTAATGTTTATGATGTTCGCACCAGAAACAGAGGTGATCGTTTGGTTCAACTCCAGAAAGCCATCAGGGATTTCCGTCACAGCAACCCCGTTGATAACGCTCGGAATAACCAGCGCCGGGCTAATTCCGGCGGGATTGTTCAAAACGGCGGTCCCATCAGGCAGAACACCAAGATCCATGGAGTCAACCGCCGAAAGCAGATAACCCCCCGAAAGATACGCCGCTAGCCAGTTCGTATTGAACCCCACCATAAACGTCGGGTTGTCTGCACCGCCCCCGTCAACCACATAAATCGGGTTCGTCCCGTCAACACTCACGCTTTCAACACCAACATCATCAACAATGTTCGTCCCGATCCATCCCCCCAGCCAGCCCGTGCTGACACTCACCGTGTAAAGCGTCCCAGTCGAGCCGTTCACCGTGATCTCGCTTGGCGTCACAGTTGCACCGGCCGTACCGGCCACCTGCACGGGACTGGTCACATTCGTGGGCACACTCGCCAGCCAGTTCGTATCCAGCGAAAGCGAGAACTTCCATGCATCCGCCGCATTCGTCGAGGCGGGCACCGCGATCAGCGGCAATTCCGCATTCATCTCCAGAACGGAAGGATCCAGCCCCACCTCATACGTCGTCGGCTGCGTATCCTCCTCGCCCGGCGTCGCCACCACCTTCACCAGCGAACCCGTGCCCGAGACCACCGGATACGGCAACGCGGTATGATCCAGCGTCACCGTGTACCGCGTCTGCCCGGCATTCGTGGAAACCGTCATCCCATTCGTGGAAACAATCTGATCCACCGCCGATGCCACCGAAAGGAACGTCGCATTCGTGCCCGCTTCAACCACGCTCGAAAGCGGCGAATTGGTCAGCTCATCAATCCGCGCATTCACGAAATTAAAAGCCGAAGTATGCCGCCTCCGCAACTGGTCAATCATCCTACACACATCCGTACCGATGCTGATATCCCTGGCGGCCAGTTCGTTGACTCTCTGCTCAAGCATCTGCATCAAAGCGTTCTGGCTGTCCATGGTTTCCGTCATAAGTTGCTGCACGGAGTTTCGGGTGTCTGTTACATCGTTCTGGAGTTGATTCACATCATACCGCAATACCTGTACTCTGCCGTTGTTAACAGAAACATTGCTGTCGGTTTGGCGAATGCTGGCATTCACTTCCAGTTTGAATGCCTCGTATTGCGCGACAAACTCTGTCATGTTCGTTTGTGCAGATACGCCGTTGGTACTCCACGCATCAAAGCGGTTATCCACGCTGATCGCGACACACTGCTCAAACCACGCATTATCTTGTCTAATCGCCCAGGTATAGTATTCAAGGACATGGTTCGCATTCATTGGATCTCTAGACCCTACCGCAGCAATAAAGTCCGACCAAGCAATATCAGGCTCTGCTGGAAGTTGCTGTTGCGCAGCGTTCACCACAAGACAAAGGAGCCCACCCAGCAGCATCACGCAGGCAGCAACCACGGCATTACATACAATCTTATTCATCATCACCCCATCCATTCGTTTCAGTCAGGTTAAAAACAACATTGGAAAGCGGCACAAGCGGAGGGAAATTGGTAGGCAGCGAGGCAATCGGAGGCAGGGGCACATACACATTCGTCTGCACATACTCCCCGGTGGCATTCGTCGTCCAGTAGGTCGGCTCGGGAATCGCCACCAGCACATTGGTATTCGGGTCAAGGCCGTTTGTCGGGATCGTCACATACTGGTAGGCGGGTACGCTCGGCGTCTGCGCAAATAGATCCACCGTCGAGGCAATCGAGTTCGAGAACATGGCCGACAACGCATCGGGCGTCAGCAGCGAGTTAGTCGGCTGGTTCGTACTCGCCACCACCACCCCGCCAAAGGTCAGCGAGCCGCTGCTGGCATCCACGCTTATAGGGAAGCCACCGATATGCAGCGTATTCCCATCCAGGTAAAGCGAACGCCACGGCTTCTCCGCCGTCCCCAGGTCGAACGCATTAGTAACCGCCGGAACAAAGTGCCCGGCGAGCGTCATCGTCGTCTCTGCGCTTTCCTGCACGGCCCGGAAGAAGCCGCTACGCGCCGTGGGATCAGGCAGTGTCGCCGCAATCCGGTAGGCGTTAGTCTCCACAGAGGGCCACGACTCATCAACCGCGGCAAGTGGCGTCCAGATCCACTTCCAGCCTGTCGCCGCAGAGGGCGGGGCGGAATACTGCAACATCGGTCTTGAGGACACGCCATTGGTCGAGACCATCGCCGTCACCTGTCCCCCGGCCACGGAAAGCGAGGCGATATGCAGCAGCATCGAACCCGCGCCCTGCGAGAACCACAACACCGGAAGCCCGCCCGACGAAACCACAAGATCAAGGTTTGTCCCAGAATCCAGCGACCACACCGAGCCGATAAACACCTTTTCCTTGAAGGTCACATCATTCGTCAGCGCAACCAGCGAGCTACCCAGCGACTGGGCCGCCGCATCCATCGCCGCATTCAGCGTTTGCAGGTTCACCGCGTCGCGCCCGTCCACCGGATCATCCACCCGCAGCGACTTCCCGGACAGGTCATCCACACCGCCCACCACATGCGGTCGCACCCACGAGAACACGGCCACGCCGGATACCGTCGTATCCAGAGCCCCTTCTTCTACGATAAGAAAAAGCGGACGGTCATTCGTTAACAGCAGCCGCACTGCCGCTGCATTCGTGGTCGGCTCGAACGCCGTCCACACATCGCCGGTGCCGGTAGACATCTCCCAAGCCCCCGCAAAGGCACCCTGAACCGTCGCCTCGCACCGCGCCACGCCGCCGGTAAGCACGGGGGAGGTTGCCACCACTCCCGCCTGTGCATAGGAGCCCCCCGCGAACGTCCAAGCCTCCACGGTCCCCGAACGCAGTACGGCATTGTCAAGCCCAAGCACAAGGCGGCCCTGTGCATCCTGCGAAACCACGACCTCACTGGGGGCAAGGTTATTCGTCCAGAACCCGGCGGGCAGGTTCACCACGCCATTGGTGCCCACCATCACACTCTTGCCGAGCACCGTATAACCCGACTGCCCGAAGACCGATCCGGCCAGCACCAACACCAGCAAGGCCACCGCAACCGCACCAACCGCCAGAACCCGCAACATCTTCATAACTCACGCCCTCCTGTTGTCCACGCCCAGCCGCTGCCGGTAGGCTTGATAATGCACCAACGCCGCCGCCTGCGCCGTAGCATCGGCGGCATACTGCTGTTTCGACCGATAGACCACATACGAGACCAGCGGAGCCACAAGCGCATGGTCATCAATCGGCAACATCGAATCCCCGGATAGCACAGAACTACCGCCCGAGAGCGAGGAAACCCCGGAAATGTAATCATCCGCCGCATCGGGCAGAAGGGGAACCAGGGCACCATTCACAAACGAGACGGCAATCCACCGGTCCAGCCCGCTATCACGGATTTCCAGCCGCCCGCTACGCAATCTCACAAACACATCTGCCCCCTCGGGGGCCTGCTCGCCATCCATCGCCACCAGGGAACCATTCTCGAACGCGACGGCCACCCACTTCTCCAGGCCGCTGTCCCAGATTTCAAGGTGCCCGTTGCGGGTCCGCACAAACTCCGTGCCGAACTCGCTGCCGAAATCGCTTTCCATCGTGCCCGAGACCGAAAGCAGCAGATCAGGCCGCAGCTTGAGCATCTCCGCCAGCCCGTCGGCGATATAGGCGAACAGCACCGAATCCGGCCACTTCCCGCCGAACTCGTCCTGCAACTCCCGCCGGGCCGGTAAAAGAATCTCGCTTGCCTGCATGAACCCGCCTCCTCGTTAGAAATACTCCGGTATCGCCGTTGTCAGCACCGCATCCCCGGAACGTCCACCCGTCAGCCGTTCCACGTTGGCCGCGTGCATCTGCGCCCCATACCGCGCCAACGCCTGCGCCGCCCCCTCCGGGCTCGAATAGGGCCTGCTAACCTGCGACTGGATCAGGAACAACGCCAGATCCGCAATCGCCCCGCCATAGCGAGCCAGAATCGGCATCGGGATCGCCGAGAGCGAAGAAGCCCCGCCCAGCACAACGTCCAGTTTCAGCACCGCGCCAGCCTTTGGAGCCAGTTCCAACTCCAGCACATCCCCTGCGAACGCCCACCCGGAAATGTAATTGCAGCCGTCCACCGTCAGCGAGAGGCACGAGGCCACGAACGTATTGACCGGCATCCCCGAGAACTCATTGATACCCACCGCAAGCACCTCCTCGCCACTCACCGTGTGCGAGAGCGAGACGCGCCAGAGGTGGGAATCCGCCAGGAAGCGGCAGGCCGCCTGTCGCAGCGCCCACTTCTGCACCCCGTCGGGACAATCCACCACGAACGGGGCCACCTGGGACGAGAGATCATACAAGGACGCCATCGCTTACGCTCCTGCCTGCCCCTTGGCCAGCATCGCCGAATACTTCTCAACCGCCTCGGCAACCATCGTACCGGCGGGGCCATCCTCGACCACGACACCGAACTCCGCCGCCTTCGCAATCTTAAACTCCCGCGATGGAGCCTTGCGCATCGCATCCGCAAACGCCGAGACCTTCGCTTCCATCTCGGAAACAGCCGGATCCACGGGCACCGGCTCGGCATCCACAACCGGCTCCGCCTTCGCCTTGGGTTTCGCCTTCGCCTTCGGGGATGGCTTGGCTGCTGGCATTTCCGGTGCATCGGGGATTTCATCGGTATAATCCGGGATCCCTGCGCCTACCGATTCCACGCCGGGCATATTCAGAATCTTGCTCTCGGCGAAAGGGACTCCCTCGGCGTTGTCTTCGGCCTTGGCCTGCCTAGACGCCAACCGCGCCACCTCGGGCCGGTCGATCAGGTCCACCAGGTGGGGCCACTTGCGGGCGATAGCCTCGCGCAGCGCAACTTCCGAATTGTCATCATCCAGCCGGGTAAGGTCGATCTCGTCAACCACCGTGCCGTTGTCGTCAATCCGCTGCTCGATCAACCGATGAATACCGCGCCGCACCAGAACATCCAGTTCCGGGGCATAGGTGAAGATACGTCCGTCTGCCACCCGTTTGAGAACCTTGATTGAACGCATGATACTGAACCTTTCGTTTTGCTGTTGTTTTTATTGTGAAAATCGCTTGGAACCTGTCAGAAAATGGATAAAGTGCCGGGGTCCGTCCATCCGGGTGGGTGTGTGTGTCACCCAGTGGACGGCCCCCGGCGGGTGTGTTAATTGTTTAGAGGTTGTACGGGATCAATTCCGCCTGTGCCTCGATAATCGCCGCGTCCAGGGCCGCCATTGCCGTCAGGCAGATGTACTGTGCGGTTGCACCGGTACAAACACCCTTGGCCGCCAGAAGCCCCGCTCCGGTCACACTGTGAGCATGGGTCAGCGCATTCACGTCAGCCCCGTCAATCAGCCCGTCGGCATCCACTGCGGTGGTGCCAGCATCCGAGAACGGGCCGACATCCACCGTCGCCGCCGCGCCCTCGACCTTCGTCACCTCAAGCCGCAGATTCGCCAGCCGATGCCTCGGCGGGATGCAGAACAGCACCGCCACATCGTTAATAGCCATGTTCACCGCGCCGGTATCCAGTACCCTCTTCACGATCTGCGTAGGACGCTCGGCATACACCGAGACATTCTTCGCCGTCGTATTCGTCACCAAATTCTTGATAGCCATATTCAACCACCTTTCGTAATCCTAATCCTAATCGCGCCCCATCCCATCACACCCGAACCCCTGCCCGCCAGCACCCGGCCAGCGGGAGGGGAAACCAGCCAAACCGCTTAGGACCGGCTGATATACAGGTGTTCCAACGCCGACGGCTGCATCACCGCGAAACCAAACGACTGAAGCGAACGGATCAGCTCCCCGAACGTATCCGGGTTCTTCATCCGCTCCGTAGCGGTCAACTGCGTTGCGAACGTAATTGCCGACTTGTGCCCGGCCATCGCGTTCCATGCCTTCTTTCCGCTACTGTCAGTCACCTGGAGCAGATTGCGGCTGGAGAAGATCTCGAAACGGTCGATCATGCCGATGCGCCCGTTGCGCAGCACGCTCTGATTGTCGCCCGTGATCGAGGCATCCCGCAGTTCGGACTTCTTGATGAGCGCCGCCGCCCAGGTCGGCAGCACCAGCCACCGCCCATCGTCCGGGATGTTCTGCTGATCCAGCACGTCACCCCAGTTCACAATGTCGTCGATGATGTCGGTCTTCACCAACGCCTTCGGGGCACCCGCCGAGCCCAGGTTGTAATCCGCCGTGTCAGCCCCGGCATTCGCCCCGGCATTGGCGGCATCCACCTCGGAGAAAATCTCCGAAAGCACGATGTGTTCAATATCGCGCTTGGTGATCTGCGCCAGATGTTCGGACCACTTGTTGACGTAATCGAGGCTCTTCATCGCCTGCGACTTGTCAATGTAATCCGCCGGGAACTGGAACGACCGGCCACGGTCGATCAGAAGCGTGCGAGTTGCGCTCTCAAGCTCCGTATAGACCAGCTTCTTACCCTTCACATACTCATGGGATTCACCGCCCTGGAGATAATTCACCTCGACCTTATCGCCATGCGCCTTGATTTCCCCCTCATAATCCGTGTTGCTGATCGCAGCCAACGCCGTACTCAAGTAAAAGAACTTGAGGAACTTCTTTTCCCAGATAGTCGGGATCATCGTCCCGCTATGACTCTTCTCATCTGCTGCTACTGGAAACGCCATTTCATCACCTCGTTATTGTTATCCTCGCCTCGCAGTGCGCACCTTTGAACGAGAACGGTGTCAATACCTGACCCGTTCTTCGCTCCACGCCCTGTCCAGCTCGGCCTCGATCTTCCTTGCCTTCTCACTCCCGAGCCCGTAATGGCCCTTCGCGACATTATCCATCAGGCGATTGTATTCAGCGCGCGTGTACACCCGCTGCCCGTTGGGGGCGGGGGACGGAGCGGTGGACGGCATCACCTGGGCATCAATCGCGGAGGTAGCCGCCGGGCTCACCTTCGCTGCTGGGGTTGTCCCCCTGCCTCTCGACTTGAACACATCAAACACATGCGCGATACGGCCAGCGTTCAGCTCGCCTTCTGCATCGCCAAGGATCATCTGCCACATCAAGCCGCTATTCGGCTCGACCGACTGGCAGAACGCCTTGAACTCGTCAGAAGCGTTGATCGCCACAATATCGGGAACCAACGCCGTAAGGTCGCGGTAGTACGTCTCCTGTCGCCGTTTGGCGTCGTCTTCCTCAGCCAGCCGTCGATATTCAGCCCGCGCCACCTTGCGCTGATTCTTGATAAGGTCTTCCCCGAACAGATCAACATCCTCCTGGGAAATGTCATCATCAGCCTGCGCCGGGGTCGCCTTTGGCTTGGTAGCCGCCGCCGTTCCCGTGGTGCCGGTGCCGCCCGCCTTCAATGTCGCAACCTCGGTTTCCAGTTCAGAAATCCGGTGTTGCGCCCTCGGAACCTCGGCGTTGTACTTGCCAAGAAGCGTGCGGTACTGCTGTTCTGCCTGCTGTGCCCGTGCCTCGGCCTGGGACATCCGTGCGGTTAGGTCGCCATCATGGGCGGTATCTGCCGTCGCTGGTGTCGTATCTGCCGTGGCTGCTGCTGAAAGAATGGCATCCGCATCATCAACGCCCGCCGTCGTGTCTGTCCCGGTCGTCTCGCCAGAAGGTTTAACGCCCTCTGTCGGCTGGCCGGTCTGCCCGTCCGTGGTCGCTGCTGCATTGCCTGCGGGAGCCGCCGCCGGTGCCGCTGTATCTCCGATCTCCGCCAGATACGCCGCTTCCGCCGCTGCTTCCTCTGCCTTCAGCCTGCTCGGTATGTGTTCATTCGCGTCAAGTGCCATGTTCTCTACCCTTCCTTAGTCGCGCCATGTCGCGTTTAACGGTATCCCCGAGAGGGCCGTGCCGCCGGTCTGCGCCTGATTCATCCTCGTTTTGTATGCGGGCCTCCATCCGGCATCCCGCGCAAATCATCAAAATGGCCCATGGTTCAGTGGTTCCTCGTAGGGGCCGCTGTACTGCTGTTGGTTAGCCCACGCCGATGCACCATGCACCGCGCCCGCCTTGCGTTGCCGCTGGATATGCTCCCACCGCTCCGAAACCTCGGCCAGGAACGCATAAAGCTCGCCCCACACCTGCGCCCGCCCGCAATTCTCCTCACGCGCCGCGCTCGCCCCCCGCGCCGTCGCCGCCTTGTGGTCGATGGCGCTATTCTCGCCAATCAGACACAACAGCCGTTCAAACTCGCCAGGCCGCTGCTCCTTCAGGGTCGCCACCGCCTCAACATCAAACTCATTCACCGCGATCATGCAGCCTCCTCAACCGGCGGAGGCATCGAGGGCCGCATCCGCCGCACCAAAAGCCGCGCCGCAATCGCCAGCCGACGCCCGAACAGCAAATCATTCAACGTGGCACAGAAAGACGCCTCAAGAACCTGCATCTTCGAGAGAGCCACCTGGAACAACCGCCGCGCATTCCCATCGGCCCGCTGCACCCCCGCCCGCCGCAACTTCCGTTCATAACTAGCCATTACACCACCCCCCCTTGTGTCCCTTGAGCCCCTTGCGTCCCTTCCGGTTGGGGCGGTCCTTGTGTCCGCCCTCCATCCCCCGCCCCTTGCGCCCCTTCCCCACCCCCAGCCAACGCCGCCTCATCTTGCAACTGCTGCTGCTTGAGCATCTCCCTCGCCCGCCGCTGCAACACCGACTTGTCCGGGACAATCTCCGCCGTCGAAAGCGACAACTCCGCCGCCACCGCCCGCAAGACCTCTGCCCGCCCCTCCGCGCCAATGATTGCCATATCGGTAGGGTTGTTCGTCGTCTGCAAGAAATTCTCACGCCGGGCCATTGCCGTTTCCTTCTGGATCAGGTGCAACGCGCCCCGCGCCTCGATCCGGGCATCCCCCTTCACATGCGACCAATCCGCATCGGGCAGATACACAAGATTGTGGTCGTAGAGATCCTTCACCGTTGAACGGATCATGCCCCGGTCGATATTCCCCAGGCTCCGCTTGATTCCCTTGTGACTCGCCGACATCAGCATCGAAAGCCCGCTGGCCGTCTTCCCCGCGCCAGGAACATTCTGATCGCCGTGAATGTACCTCGGGACCAGCGTCCTGTTATCCGCCGCAAGCTCGAAATGCTCCAGCGTCTTGAGGTACTGCCCCACATTCAGCGAGGCTTGCCAGTATTCCACCGGCTTACGTGTGGCCGGGCCGCCGTTCATCCGGTTGCCGTTGTAAATCCAAACCTTGCCGGGGTAATCGTCCTTTGAAACCTTCGGGTCAAGGGCATCGGCATCAATGATCGAGCGAACCCGCGAGGCTTCCGCCTGGGCATTCATCATCTGCCGGGAAGTGTTATTGTAGCCGCGCTGGGCATCGGCCATCTTCTCCAGCATCGATCGTCCCCAGATCGAGCCCGAGACCTCAACGAACGACGCCGTATGGTACGGCCTACGCCCCAACGGATGCGGGGCCAGGATGCACCGGACCACATACGAGCCAACAAGCACCGCCTGCACATCGTAATAATGCAGAGGGTTTATCGGTTCATCATTCGCCTTCGCCTTCAAGCCCCACTCCAGCAGCATCACGCCCGTCACCTTGCCCCAGAACTCCACCGCCCACACCTGCGACATCGCCGCACCGGCATTGATCATCGTATCGCGGGATTCCATCAAGGCTTGATCCGAAAACGAATCGCTCTGTTCAAGCGAAAGCGAAGAGGCCGGTGCCGCCAGAACGGCATCAATCTGCCCGCCATTCCATCCCGGATTCCCCTTCTGCGCCTGCAAGGTCGAAATCTCCATCTGCATCACCTCGCAGAAAGAACCCTCCTGCGCATTCGCGACATTCGGGGACGGAAACGCCTTGAACGGGTCAATCCGCTGCCACACATGCTGAACCTCGTCAACCACCTTGGCCGCGCCATCCACCCACTTGAGAACCTTCCGCCGCGTCAGCACCGGCCCCTTCAGGATGCAGGTCGGGTACATCGCATAATCCCGTATGCACTCGTCAAAGGCTTCGGAGAAACCGCCCTCGACCATCTGATCGCGCATCTTCTGCTCCATCGCCTCGGCACGGGCCCGTGCCTGCTGATACTGCTCTTCCTGCGCCATATCGAACGCATTAGAGGCAGCTTCATACACATCCTTGGGCGAAACCGTGAACCCCGCCTGCATCGCCTCCGCAAAGGCCCGCGTCGTCTCGTCCACAATCGCCGCCTTGCGATCCTCGGGCAGGTCAGGCACCGGCGTCGGGAGCAGCGCAAACGGGATTTCCACGCCCGTGTTCACCGCGTCGGAGATCCACGCTTCCAGGGCATCGGTCTTCGTCTCGGAAATGTTGAAGAAGTCCTGGCACCCGCCAGCCGCCGAAATCTTAGCGAGGGTGGCCGGGTCATACTCGCCCGCCTTCTGCCGCCTGCAAGCCAGCAACCGGGGCGTCACATAGGTATCCTTGTGTTGCCGCGCCGCCGCATACTGCGAACGGATATGCGCAGCGATAGATAGCATTTGAGGCGTCATGGCGGCGCGTTCGGCGTCCGCCAGCGCACTGCGCTCGGCATCCCTGCGTTCAAGGTCGGCGTTTGTCTGAATGTTGATCAGTCCCACAATGGTCCTCCGTGAGACCAGAATATGACGCCAAAAAACGGGAAATCTATGGAAATAGGGTAAGAAAATAAAAAAAACGTCACAAGCCGCTACAGTATAGCCGCTTGTAAAAGGCTACACCAACGCGCCCCACACATCCGCAGCATTGCGCTGGGGCGTTGTGCGCTCGCCAAAACCGTCAACACCGCGCTCAATCGATTCCCCGCCAAGCCCTGCCCGGCTTTCCCGGTCCAGCGCAATCGAGAGACAGTCCGGGAACTCGTCATGCGTCGCAAAGGGGAACGTGCAAACCTCGTCCAGGAACATCTCCACCCAGTCCCCATCTACCAGCAGCACCCGCCCGGATTCGATCAGCGGGGCCGCATCCCGGATCCGCGAAACCTTGTCCTTCGTCGGAGCCTTCCCCGCGATCACATTCAGCTTGGTACGTGCCCGTAGGTTCTGCACCGTCGAAAGCCCGTTCGCCTTCGGTTCAATCACCAGCAGGGACCGCTCCGAATAGCCGTTCTCCATCGTCCACACCGGAAGCCGCCGTTCAAGCTCCGGTTGCTCCAGCCGGAACCGCGCCGCGTTGCGGATCACCACATACGGCCCGATCCGGCCATAGGCGATGATTCCGCTCGGGTCGTTGATCTCCTTGGCCGTATAAGCCAGGTCCGCCGCGAAGCTCCACGCCACCGCCCCCGGCAACCACTGACGCGCCAGCCCCAGCACATCATCCATCGAGACACACTTGAACCAGCCCTTCTTCAGGATGCCGCCCTCCTCCGGGACAGGCCGCTGCATCATCTGCCCCGAATACCCGAACGAACCCAGTTCCAGCTTTGCCGATTCCAGCACGCGCCGCGACATACGCACCGGATCCATCAGCCCGTCCTTGTACATCGAGCGCAGTTCAATGGGGCGAATGTCATTGCTTTCCTCTGCGGGCAGACAGATATGCCGGATTTCCCCTGGCCGGGTCCGCTGCCAGTAGCCGGAAGGGTCATTATCGTCAAGCCGCTGCATAATCATGATCGTCAGCGAAATCGCCCGGTCCACCTTGCGCGAGGAAAGCGTTTCAGACATCCACCGGTTCGCCGTCCGCAAGTCAACCTTGCTGCTCGCCTCCTTCGGGTTGATCGGATCATCCGGCAAAAGAATATGCGCATGAACACCCGTCACACTGCCCCCCGTGCCCACCGAATACCGCTGGCCGCCCGCCGTCGTCCGGTAATTGTGCCTCGCATTCCGCGAAGCGTGCATCCGCACCTGGGGGAACAGCCGCTGATAAAGCTCGCTCTGCACAATGGTCCGCTGATACTCCGCCTGCTCAAGCGCAACCTCATGGGCATAGGAAGCCCCGATGAACCTAAGCGTCGGATCACTAATCCAGCACCAGGCCGGGAACATCTGCGAACAGATCGTACTCTTACTCGATCCCGGCGGCACATTGATCAGCAGGTCATACGCCTTCGGTTCTCGCCGAATAACCCGCTCCGCCGCCGCCTGCAACTCGTCGCACAAAAACCGGATATGCCAGTTCCACACGGCGGGCTCCTTCACCACCACGCCCCAGAACATCCGCACAAACTCATAGAAATCGCGCTGGCAGATCGAAGCCAGCACACTATCCATGTCCAGATCCGGCATTTGAGCAAGGGCGTCAGTCCGTTTCATGCTTCACCCTGCAAATCTCCATCAATTCACGCAGCTTCTTAGCCTGCGAGAGCGACAGTCTCGAATAATCATACTGCACCGCGCTCGCCGCCTCATGCCGCGCCTCAACCTGCACCTTCGTCCCGTAGCACTTCGGGAAATAGCACGAGACCTGCCACCTCAACGTATCAAGCCGCATCCGCGCAGAGGCAAGCCAGAACGACTGATACGCCTGCTGTACCAACGGATCATCCCATTGCGCCTTGGATCCGTTCTTCAGTTCATCCAGAATCTCGTCAATCTCCGCCACCAGCGATTCCGCCCGCGCCTCCCTGGCACGCGAATAATGCTCATGGAACTCGGGGATAGTCCGCAGCCAGGTCGCAAGCTCATACTGCGTAGCGAGCCCCTCCCGCTCAATCTGCCGCCAATGCTTCCCCTCGGTCACCGCCTGGCAGATCGCGTCCCGAACGCGGGCAGAATAAGCCGTTGGACGCCCCGCCTCCCCCGCGAACGCACCGACAGATTGCGGCACTTTCTTCGGGCGAGAGGCCGCCACCTTAGCCGCCCCTGCTTTGGAGTCTGCTTTCGCGCCTGCACGCGCTCGCACGGGTAGCGGTTCCCGCGCCGCGCCCCCACGCAGAGGCGTGGGCTGCTTAGGAAATCCCCCCTTCATGCCACCACCTCCTTGCACATAGCGGCAGTAGGGGCGGGCCTCGTGTCCGCCATCTCCCCCGCGTCCACTCGCTGCATCCAATCCAGATCATCAGCCACAAACCCAGCCGCCCCGGCATGGCCCCCGCCCCCGAACGCCTTGGCAATCGCCCCGCAATCAACCGTTGACCCATCCGTTCGCCGCAGACTCACCCGCCACCGCCCATCCGGCAACTGCGCATATCCGCAAAACAGCAAAACCGAGGGATCAGCACTGGAAAATGTCATGCTCGACACTCGCCCTAGATTCACACACAGAGCCGTGATTTTCAACATACTCTTCGGCGGTAGAATGTCCCCCACAAAACCAAACTCCCGCATATACGCCGCACTCTGCGCCCGCTCATAATCCAGCACCGCCGAGCCCTTCTCGATAATGTCCCGCACCATCCCAGGATCATCGAACAGCATCTGCCAGGCCGTCACATCGGAAGGGTGCCACTCGCCTTGCGCCCGCATCCCGTACTGGAAGGCCAGCACCGCCGCATTCTGGATGTCCCACACATCATACCGGCCCAAAAGCCGCACCGCCACCGGCATCTCCATGCCAGGGCACAAATACCGGAACGTCAACTCACACGCCGCCTGCCCGACCTCCTGCACGCCCCGTGCAAACAGCGGAATAAACGACTCCATTGGCGGAGCCTCGCGAACAAACGAATTCACCGCCATCGCCCGGTTGCGCTCCTCGATGGCCGTCTTGTGGTGGTCGATCCACGTCAGCTTTGTCATTTTCGCCAGCCGTATCATATCCTCGAAGGGCTGTAGCGAGAAATCCACCATCACAACCGTTTGTTTGCAAGCCTCGTTGATTGCACTGTTTCCCGATGGCCCCGAACCGACAACGCCTCCAAACGGCTGCACTAGATCCCACGGAAACGGCTCCCCATACTCCAGCCCGATCATCTCGCACCTGGGATGCCGCAGCTTCACAATCGCCCCCGCACACTTCCCGTCAAAATCCCCACGATGATAAAAACACTTCATTACTCGTCCACCTCCCCTTTCACCCCCCGCGCCACTTCCCGATTCACCCAGCAAAGAGCGGACTCACGCCGCACCGCTGCCACAATCCCACACGCCGAAAGCTCCGCCGCCAGCGTCTGGCACCACTCCAGATTCGTCATGCACACACCCCCGCCGCAACACGACGGCTCAAACCGCGCCAGCACCGTAGCCCGCGCCAGGCACCCCTCGGCATGGTCCGCCGCCCCCCGGTAGATCGCCCTCCGGCACTTCGGGCACACCCGCACCGCCTCAACCGCCGCCTCCTCCGCCACCAACCGCTCCGTAATCCGCACCATCACCACACACCCCCCTTCCGTAAGGGCGAAAAATCTTTCGCCCGCCCAGTTCAAGCCCAGTCCTTCACCCCTTCCCAGCCCCCTCCAGAAACTTATTCAGCTTCGAGTGCAAAACCCGCTCCGGCATCCGAATCGGACACCTCGGCTCGCTCAAATCACTCCGCAGCGACTCCATCGCCTGCCGGAACTTCGCCGTCCCCTCATGCTCGCCGAACGCCCCCTGCAATTCCCGCAGCTTCGCCGCAAAGCCGTTGCGGTCATACGCCCCCCGGAACCCCACCAGCGAATCCGCCACATCCAGCGGTGGACGAGAAAAGACCTCCTCCCTGCTGACCGAACAGCATTGGGATTCCGGCTCCCTGCCTCCCCCGCTCGAAATCCTCGGAACGCTCGAAGAAACATTCCGATGTTTCGATGATATATTCATATCCTTTTCGATTTCGATATGGTGACTAGTCACACGTTCCGACGTGTGGCTAGTCACTCCCTCGAAGCTCGAAATCGAAGGGGGAGGCAGGGAGCCGGAATCCCTGGCCGTGGAATCGGAATCCACGCGCTTGCAGTGACTTACGGACAAGCCGCCTGCATGACCAACCACCTCGACAAAGAACGAATCCTCGTCCACCTTTCGCAAAAAGCCCTGGGCGACGGAACGCTCCAAAAACTTCTTGGCAAAAATTGAACCGCCAGATACGCACTGTTTCAGCCTCATTTCAATATACTCACGCGCCACATACTCGTTGCGCTTATCGCCCAGCACCTGCAAAAACAAATCCATCGCCCGCGACTCCCGGCTCTTGCGCTTCCTCGCGGCCTCATCACTCGGAGCCGCCACCTGCATCTCCGCCCACCGCGCCAGACACACCACCCCGCTACGCCGGATCACGATAAGCCCCGCCTCGGCCAGCCGCTCCAGGGAGGCCAACGCCGACCGGGCCGTAAGCCCCTTGGTCTCCCCCAGCCACTTCGCAACCTGCGCCTTCTTCGCGCGGGTTGCAGTCCCCACCGAGATACACCCGTCATCAATCCCGGCCTCCTGCCGAGACTGCGCAGCCTGATTCACCAGCTCGAACAAAACCCCCTTGTCAACAATATCCATCAGCCGGTACGTCGGATGCCCGAACAGCCAAGTGTGGTCGAAAAGGTAAAAATGCCACCCCTTATACTGATTATCACCCACGGCGCACACTCGGAAAATCATCATGGAACCGCCCGGCCAGCCTCGGCATCGGCCACACCTTCATCCCCACCTCAATCTGTTTAAGGAAGAAGGCCGTGCCTGCCGCCGCACACTGGTCCCGCAGCGACTCGAACCACTCCACCCGCGAAAACCGCCGGTTCCACCCGCTCTCGCAACCCGCAATCACCCAATCCAGCCGCCCGATCCATTCGCCCAGGTCAACCGCCCCCAAAAGAGGCTCGCAAGACACCGCCCGGAACGCCGCTGGCGTCTCTATAAGGAAAGGCACGCGCTCACGCGCACGCGGGGCATCCTCCGCGCTCACCATCAAAACCACATTCGGGAGGGGCCACCGGGGCACCGAATCAAAAAGCGAATCCGCCCGCATCGAAAAGCCTCCCCCCAACCGCTCCCGCGCCGCCGCCCGGCACTGGGGAGGCGAAAACCGCGCGAAAAAATTACGCATCACATCCGCCCGCTTCGTACACACCACAAACAAATGCCGCGAACAAGCCCCCATCACCCCGAAAGCCGCCGCGATGTCACAATCCTCAACATGCTCATAAAACAAATCATTCCAGACCGCCCACACCTGCCCCTTGCGCACCGACAGAGGTTTCGACAGATCGCCCGCCATAAACCGCGAAACCCCATTAAATAACCCCTCGCCATCCACAAGGCCCGCGTACCGCTCCCCGCCCGCCCCGCCCTGCTTGCAGCGCATAGCCGAAGCCGCCGCACTCCAACAATGCGCACACCCGGTGGAAACCTGGGCACACCCCTCAACCAGCGACCAAGCCCGATCCCACCACATCCCCGCCCCCACTCGCTCACCCGTAGCCCGCATCACACACCCCCAGTAAGGGCGAAAAATCTTTCGCCCTCCCCCCTCCAGAAACACACGGCATGGCGCAGCGGGTGAGGGTCGTTGAAAATCCAGCCCGCCACGCCACACCGACCGGAAGCACACGCCCCCGGATTTAATTCTCTGTAGCAGCACTGACCACCCGGCCAGTCGGTTTAAGACGAATGCCATTCGACATCGGCCACCACAGAAAAAATCACTCCCAAGTCCTGCCCCCGGCGTTCACGCCGGGCACCCCCTCACCCCTTCACCACCGTCACCGTCACATCCTTGCCGCCAAACGCCTTCTACACCTTCCTCGCCATCACCCGCTCCAGGCACCACTCCTGCGCAGCCTTCGCCAACTCCTCCGCCCGATCCCGCCGCAACTCCAGAAAAACCTTGAACAGCAGCAGCCACCCCTCCCGCAACAACAGCAGCTTCTCCACCCGCGCCGCCAGCCGTTCCCCCGCATCAAACCCAGAGTCCTCAACCTTCAACGCCGTCCACCGGAACACCCAGTTATCCGCATCCACCACAAACGAGAAAACATCCTCGCCATGCGCCAGATGCACCCGCGCCGACCGCAAAAGCCGCCCATGCTCAAGCGCACTCTGCGCCTCGTCCGCCCCCGTCGGCGAATCCGCATCCACCGTCACCTCCACCGCATCAACGCCACCAGCGAACACCAGCGGCCCCTCCAGGAACACCCCCCAGCCGTCGAACGTAGAGCCCACCTCCGCCACCATCAAAAGCCAGGTCAGGAACTCCCGCCCCAGAGCAAACGAAAACATCTCCGCCGGCTGCATCGCGTGGAACGAAAACACCAACGGTTTCAAATCCACCACCTGCACCCCCATCCGCCGCGCCGCAATATCCGGCGTCATCCAAGCCCCCATCTGCACCGGGGGAACCGAATCCAGGTCAGCATCACGAGCCCGCTGCACCATCGCGCCATACAGCCGGTCAAAACGGTTATCGCTCGTCGCATCCGTAAAAAGAACCCGCTCCTTCACACAACACACAAACGAAATCCCCTTCAAGCCCACCGGCGCATCCTTCAGCAAACGAAGCTCCACCTCGTCCCGGATCTCCTTACGCTCCCCCTTGCGCAAGAAACGCACCCCCCGCGCCGCCATCTCCGCCGCCTCCTCAAGCGCGATTTCAGCCCGCATCCGCGAAGCCGGGAACGCCCGTTGCGCCGCCACCCGGTTCATCCACACAAACCGCCCATCCACCACACAATTACCCTCGCCCACATCCCGGTCCATCAAATGCCGAGGACCGGCCCAGCCGAACACCGGCATACAGGCAACCGCCGCCATATCAGGCACCACCTCGCCAGCCGCCTTCGCCAGGAACCCCCGCACATCCATCTCACAACCCGCCATCACAAACGAAACCGCCCCCGAATCAAACCCCATCACACACCCCCTTGTAGTAAGGGCGAAAAATCATTCGCCCAGCACAACTGAATCAACACTGGCACCAGGCTTCGCCCCCTTGATCTCCCACGCCAGCAGCCAATCCTCACGCCTGCATCCGTCCTGCCACCATGCAACGCGATACTGCCGACCGCACGCCTCCAGTTTAAGAGCCGTCACATGCCCCGTGACCTCACTGGCAAACACCATCATCACCTCGTCGCCAACATCATGCTCGAAATCAACCTGCCTCATAACTCCGCCCCCTTCCCCTCCCCCCCCGCGCACTTCGCAAACCCCGTCTTCCCCTTGCGCCCGTCACACCCCCTATGCGCCAACTCAAACGCCCGGCACACCCCCGCGAACCAGCGCACCATCCCCATCGGCATAGGCACCTCCTCGCCACAAACCAAACACCGCAACACCTGCCCCCTAGCATCCGCCACACACTCCCCCGCCATCACACACCCCCTTTACCTCGTCCTGCCCGCCTCACAACAACGCCATTTGCTCCTGCATTGCCGCCTTGCGCTTCTCCAGCCCCGCTCGTCGACCGGGGAATGCTTACGCTGGCGTTATGCATCGCATATAGATCCCTGAATTTCGCTAATACCTGGTACTTGTCTGAAATCATTCCAAACGGTATCGGTATATCTATGCGCAATTTCTTGCCCGACTTTTCAGCAATAAGCCGCACAACATGACCATCCCCCATTGGCATCACTTCGATATTCGTTAATACCGTCATAAATAATCATTTAACTGTTGCTCATTCATGTTTACGCTCCTGCGAACAAAGCGGTGTAGAAAACGTGAGGGGCGGGACGCTACCCCCGCATTGGTGCCGAGTCATCGGATTTCTCCGCTTACCTGTCGGGATTACTGCCGTTTCCAGCGCGGCCTCTTTTGGCACCCGTTTTCTCACCAGCTTGCGATTTCTCCTGGCTGCCCTCACAAAACACCCCGTTCAATTATCTCACCTATTGAGACAAGCCCTTCATTGCCGCCCCTCCGCCATCACACACCCCCTTTACCTCGTCCTGCCGCCGCTGTTCACAGCGGTATTAGATGGATCAAATCTGTCCAATAAAACTGTTGGGCAGTTTCAGATCAACAGCAATGCATCGTGGGCAATACGGCGATAAAGATGTCCATCGGTCGCATCTGATACATCGCGTCGGCGGTCCGCCTGCTGCTGCATGGTCGAATATCGTGCCATCGCAACCCTCCGTGTAACGCAAAATCTCCACGCCCTCGACGGTAATGCGTTCGTCAGGGTTGATCTGCCCAACATCACGCCGGACCTTACCGGCTACCGCCGGAAGGTCAGCAGGGGCGTTGTGCTCATACAGTTCCACCGGCTCAACGTCTTCGCGCAGCGGTCGCGCCCGCCCGAAGAAGCATTGCCTGTCCGACTCGGCCAGCAGTCGCCCCACCGCCATCCGCACGGCCCGATACCCGAACCGGCGCAGCGTCGCGTACTCGGTCGGGCTGAACCACCGGCGCAGTTGTTCCAGTGTCCGGCATCCGCTTCCGACGTGCTCTCCCACCAGCGCCAACTTGTCCACGCGGCCGAACTCCACGAACCACGGCGGCAGGTCCTCGTGGTCGGGCCTGTCCTCAACCCACTGGCGCGAGAAACCGGGTTTCCACGGCCCCCGCCCGTCCGCGTCCTGAATCCGAAGCACAACAAAAGCGTCCATGCTACCTCGCTCCGCTCGGAGCATGACGCTCCGTGTTGGAGGGGAGACTTCCCGATGATCCGATTTGCACGGAGTCCGCTTCTGGCACCACGCACAAGGCGCAGCAGTCCGGCCCCTCATTCGGGCCATCACACCTTCGACCGCTTTCGCGGCCTATCCAGTAGGTCGTCCCGGATACTCCGGGCTCTCGGGCCTGTCTCCCCAAAATCATTGAGCACCTCCAACATCCCGCCGGGCCGTATCGGCTACCGCCGGAAGGTCAGCGGGGGCGTTGGGTTTGGGATGAAAATAATGCATATCGTCGCACCATTCGCTGCACTCTAGACGAAACTCGTTCTCGCTGTTTTGGCCCGCGTCTTCAATTGCGCCCGGACTAAGCTTGTCGTTGTAAAAATCCCTCTCGAATTTTTTCGGATCGACAGCACCGACATACCCATAGTTGTTGTAGAACTCAATACCAAGGTTCAGGCAATCCGCGTGTGCTCGTTTCAATCGCAGAAATGCCCGCCGCTGCTCTTTTTTCAGTTTAAATAACTCACTCATTTTTCCTTTCCGGCCCGTTGTTCAAAACGCGGCGATTCGTTCACCCAAGATGGCCGAGTATTCGCCCATTGCGATCAACTGCCTATCCATGCGCACCTGCTCCGCTTCTGGCAAAGCACAGTACCGTTCGGTGCCGATGAACGCCGACAGCTTCTCGATCTTCTCGTCGAGCACCTGTTTCTCTTCAATCACTCTCTGCTGATACGCTTCAATTTTTTTTACCTCATGCCCCTGTTTATCGTCCCACGTCACCTTTCCCCACCGATCAATGTGCGCCGTGCCTTTGACAGGATGCTCCAGCACGATCTCGGCACACGTCATTCCATCGTCTTGGAGTTGTCGCATCTTCAACAACGCCAGCCTGTGCCAGTCATCAGAAAACCGAACAAGGCAGTGGCTATTGACATTCGCTGCACTCATGTCAAAGCCTCACTTTCTGCGTTCGCCCACTCAATCACCCGCATCACACACCCCCCGTCCTGCCCCCGGCGTTCACGCCGGAATAGCCCGGCTCAAATCCCCTCCCCAGCCTCCAAAGCGGCCCCGCCGTCCCAGCCGGGAACAAACCCATCACACCCCACAACCGCATCCGCCTCCTCACCCACGGCGCACGAATCAACATCAACCCCGAACACCTTCACCGTGGCGTCACACACGGCAAAGTCCTTGCGGCACAAGCTGCACAAATGCTTGCAGGCCTCGCTACGCGCCGAAACCACCCGCCGCACATTTTTCACGGCATAGCACTTGAAGCCACCTTCCCGCACCACCCAGGCAAGCACCAGCATCCCCAGGTCGCGCCGCTGCTCATTCGACAGCCGGAAACCATCGTAGAAATCCCCCACCTCCTCATAACACCGTGTCGAAAGCATCTTCCACACCTCATCCCCGACAAATTGCGGCCCCATCACCTCCTCCAGCTTCGCCACATCGCCCACCCAGCACCTATACGCATCTTCATCAACAGCAAACGCCTCTGCTGCCGCATCCGCCGCCGAATCAAACTCCCCCTCGAACCGCTCCTCATCAAAGCTATAACACCACCCCATCACACACCCCTTTCCTCCTTTGTACGGGCGGGCAGCAGCCCGCCCCGCCTTTCTCCCCGCCACCCGCCGCAACCACCCCAGCAGCAGAATCCCCGGCCGCTCCCGCCGCCCCACCGACCACCGCCTAACAGTACACATAGCCCATGGCCCTCCCTAAATCATCCTTGTCCCGCCGCGCATCCCGCAACTCACAACCGGCATCCAGCAACTCGCACACCTCCCCCACATCCCCCGCCAGCAGCTTGTCCGCCTCATCCAGCAAGCCCCGCAAATGCACAAGCTCCGCTTCCCGCGCCTCCAGATCCCGCCGCAGCCTGCCCATCGCCACAATCTCCCCGTCACAGATCGCCGCCAGCCGCCGATACTCCCGCGACCCCAACACAAACGCCTTCTTAATCCGCCCAAAGAACCCCAACTTCACATTAGCCGCCATCACACACACACCTTTCCTTCTTTGTATGGGCGAAAAATCTTTCGCCCCTTCCCCTACACACCCACATACACCCCGCAACCCTCGCGCCGCCCCGCCTGCCGGACAATCCCCAGAGCCTTCAACTCCGAGAACCGCCCCGACACCGCATTCATCCACTTGCCCAACCGCGCGGCCACCTCCTTGCACGTCATCCCCTCGCCCTGCGCCTGCCGGATCAACGCCAGCACAGCCAGCCGCGCATCCCGCTTGCCCCCAGCCGCCTTCGCGTTCGCCTCGGCCCTCTCCGCATTCCCCCGAGACTTCCGCGCACACACATCCCAATCAATGTCCAACTGCCGCACCATCACACACCTCCCGCAGTACGGGCGGGCCTCGTGTCCGCCCCTTCCTTCTCCGCCACCAGCCCCACCAACCCCGGCTGCAAAGCCGCCCGTTCAGCCGCCTTACGCCGCCGCGTCACCCAAGCCTTCCGCCGGGTCGCCGCCGTCTTCTCCCGGTACTTGCTCACCGCCACCTCAAGCATCACCTCCATAAGCAACGCCTCCTCCCTGGCATCCTCCAACATCCCCCGCAAACGCCGCACATCCTCCACCAACCCCCGAGCAGCCTTCGCCGAGATCATTCCGCCCCCTTCCCGCCATCCCCGGCCAGAGCCAGCACCTGCGACCGCCGCAACCGATTCGTGGCAGGCACCCGCGAAAGCAGGCCCCGCTCCAGATACCGGTAGCACGTCTCCCGACTCACCCCCAGGATCCGCGCCGCCTCCGCCACCGTCACAGTGACCCCCGGAGCCTGCGCATCCCGCCTCAACGCCCGCCGCGCCGCCTCCAGCCGGGCAGCCGGGGCCGACAAAGCCAACTCAATCACCACCAGCCGCAAATCCATCACACACCCCCATTCGTAAGGGCGAAAAATCTTTCGCCATCCCCTCGCCCCCTCGCCCACCACTAGAGCCCGCGCGTGGTCATATCAATCTTCATAGACCGCTGCCCATCCCAGAACCCGAAGGACCACGCATCCGCCTTGGCGGACCCCATCGCCAACGGACAACAGAAGTCCTCGGAATCCGCCACCGAAAGAAGCCCCTGGAAAAACCCCTTCCGGTAAGCAGCCGACCGCAACCCCGAAATGCCCTTCATCTCCGTGTCAAACAACTCGTTCACCACTGCCGCCATTTCACCCGCATTCATCACACACCCCCTTCTTTGTACGGGCGGGCCTCGTGTCCGCCATCTCCCCTCGTCAGCCTAGATAAACAACTCCGACCGCTCCTTCTGCAACACCTCCGCCACCCGCTGTGCGCATTTATCCGAACACGCATACACCCCGTTTTGAATCTGCGAGAAATACGACTTCGACAGCCCCGCCAGCGTCGCCGCCTCGCTCCCCGAAATGCCCAGTTCCGCCAACCGCATCCTAAACGCCCTGCGCCGCCTCGCCTTCAAATCATCCATTCTGCACCCCCTTCACCCTCCTGGCCCGCGCCTCCGCATCATCCCGCCGCTGCATCTCCCGCACCGTCTGCCGTGGATTCTTCGCCTTGGACGCCCGCTGCATCCCCCTTGGAGACAGCCCGGCATTATCGAAATCCTCGATAACCGCCACGTCATAATCATTTCCTGCCCAGAGACGGATCTGCCGGATAAGCTCCGGCAAAAAAGAAGAGGACGGCGGTTCAATGTACCAGCCGTCCTCGGTAGCGATCCGGGCGCAATACTCACCCGCGACAAAGTTAATAGTGGCAGTAGCACACTGCCGGTAATACGACGACAAAGATTTAGCAAAAACAGCCATCACAACACCCCCTTTTCGGAAGCGTTGCAAACAGCCTTTGTGCCACAAACGATTATAGTGTCAAGAAACGCAAGCCAGCCATAAAAACCACAACCCCTAGTGCCCACCCCCGCATAACAGTTGACAATAATATATATTATGCGACGTGATAGTAGATTCTTCTCCGGTTTTTCTTGAGTTGAAATCTGCATGTGTGGAATCACGTTCATAAGAGTGCTTGTACCAGTCTTCGTTTTTCGATTCAAGCATTTTTTCAAACTTTTTTTG